CCTGATTTTTTTATTTTAGAAACAATAAAGTTATCATCTGAATCGTAGACGTAGTATTCTATGAAGTCGGTTGGAAATCTACCGAAGTCTGATTCTATTCTTTCATTACTTATACCTGAATTAGGTATTTGTTTACTTGCCACCGATTAACTCCTAGCTCTTAGCTTTAATGTGTCGTCTACTTATTTCACAATTTTGAGAAAGTATTTCACCTGATGCATCTTTTATTTTACATCTCAATACAGGACCAAAACCACTTCCATATTTACCAGCTTGCTCTACTGTTAGTATTGATGTGTCTATTCCCCTAAACCTATCGGCTTTTGAATGAAACTGAAGACTTGTTCCTGTTTCTGCATCTTGCCATTCATATGTCATTGTTGGGTCACCCAATGCTTTTACACTAAATACTACTGGTCCGTTTCCTTTACGAAGTTTTTTATTTCTCCTTCTACCATAACCATAATATGTAACGTATACGTGTTGTTTTAATTCTGTTTTACCTTTGTGGTTTCCAAGTGCGTGTTGTTCAAATCTTAATTTAGAATGACCATTTCCCACTGCTGCTACTGGCTTTCCGTTATCATCCCACTCTGATCTTGTATATGCTATATCTGTATTTGGATATCTTAACATCTTAGCTTGATATTCTGCAAACTTTGCATCAACAGCAGCCTCATCAGCTTGTTCTTGTAAATTTTCTTGAAGTTCTAATTGTAATGATTTTAAATTATCAATCTCTCTTTGTAATTCAGCTTTCATATCTGCAAGTTCATCTCCTGCATTAAGATATATTAAAGCCTGTTCGTAAAGATATCTGTGAGATTCTCCTACACCCTCTGCTGAAACTACATCTTTCAACTTTTCATATTCTTGAAAAAACTCACCAACAGTTAAAGTCTTAACAGGATTATTATTTAATAACTCTTTTATTTCTTTATCAATAAACTTATCAGCGTCATCGGTTACATAATAAGTTTTATTTGGTATAACAACTTTTTGTGAAGGGTCGTTTTCTATTTCTGGTATAGAAACAAACTCACCCGTTTTCATTCGTAGAGTTTTAGGTGCAGCTGCATTAGAACCTGAAGCAACAAAGTCTCTCTCTTCTTTTACAAATGTATTTATCTGTTCTCTACGAGCGGCTTCTATTGCTTTTTCGTAATGTTCATTATTTTTTAGTTGTGCTTTTGTATATGGCATTATCTCGATACTTTAAATGTGAAATCATCATCATAGTAATTTACAATCTGAGTTGCACTTGATGCTGATCCTGTTACTACTTTCAATTCAAATTTATAATATCTTTCTGTTTGAAATCCATTCATCCAAACATTAAAAAAGTTACCATCAGTATCACAACTCACAAGTGAGCCTGAACCAAATGGTATTATCACATCTTCTGTTACAGCGTCTTTAACTGAATAGTAAGTTCCATGTTCTATGAACTGACTACCACTTGGTAAATATTTTACAGCTAAGTTAGCTGAAGTTGTAGAATATGTTTTAGCAGGGTATCTTTCTCTACCTACAAGTCTAAACTTAATTTTACTGTTTTGTTTATACTCAGGTCTTAAACCTTTAAAATAGATTACAGTATCTTCTAATGCTGAGCCTGTAAGTGGTGCAAGAGAACCTGTGCTCCAAGATGAATCATCCCAAACTACTTCCAACTTTGGTGGGTAGATTGTAGATGTATCTCTTGAGAAAAATTTTAATTGACCATAACGTGTGCTATCTCCCTCTTGAACTCCACTACCGCTATCAAGATTTCCTACACTACCACTTCTTTTTACCATGAAACCTTCATTCGGATACACAGAACCACTATACATCCAAGCGTGAACAATGTCACTTACATCCATACGAATGTCGGTTGTCTCATATTCTAAAGAAGAAGAACAAGTAAAGTTTCTTGTTCCAGCTGCATAACTACCACTAAACCAAGTTCCGCCTGTATTGTTACTACCACTTACCCATTGTGTTCCATCAATCTCACCATGTCTATATCTCCAACTACAACCCTCTGTTATCTGTGGATTAGAATGGTATGTTCCATCACCCATAGTCCATGATTGACTTACAGGATAAACGAAAAGTGTTTGTGAGGATGGTAAATCTGCTGAACCTGCATCATATAGATTTAAATAATATTTTGCTGATTTTGGTATTAAACCATTTTGAACTGAAGCACTTAGGTAACTAAGGTTAAATTTTAATAATGCTCTTGATACATTTATTGTAGTTCCCGTATCGTTCATATCTTTACGAACTTCAAGTATAGGATCTAATCCTGTATTTACTGATTGGGTTGCTTCACCCTCATATAATGTTGCGTCTGCCGTAGCAAATTCAAAATAATGCATTAGTTGTCTCCTGCTACATGACCTTCAATATCTATACCAGGATATTTCAATTCAAAGATTGAAGGGTCTAATGATGGATAAATAATACCATTCTTTGTAGCGGTGTCTATATCATATAGATTGCCAGAATAACCATTTGCAGTTTTATATTTGTTTGTTATGATAATTGGTAGAGATTGTTTATTATCTTCTACAGGTGGAACTATTGTAGCTACACCATCAACCAAACTTAACTGATAAACTAAATCAGATAAAATGATTGGTTGATTAACTTGCCATCTATCAATATTAAAAAATGTTTTTACCGTTTCTATAGCTCTTAATAGAACTTCGTTTTTATTAAAAGTTGGTCTTGTCATAAGACTAAACTTAACACCTATGTTTATCACATAAGCGTTTTTAATATTAATCGCATCAGTAACCATTCTGTATTGACCAAGATAAGTTTGTAAGTTTTCTTTTACTGCTTGATTTACATTTACTAATTTTTTCTTTGAGTCATATCCTAACACATACATATTCAATGCTAATGGATTAGGTATTCTTGATGCTTTTTTAGCCATTATATCCTCCGCTTCCAAGTGGATTTCCTGCTGATGCTCCACGTAATGTTTCATTTGCTTTTTTAGGTGAAGCCATTCTAGCTTTTGCTATAGCTCTTCTAATATCTGCAGAACTTTGATTTTTTGTTCCAGCACTTGAAGATTGCAAATCTGCTCCTTCTTGAACCAATGGATTTATATTTTCAACTTGTTCTTCAAATGGTGGTGCTGCTGCTCCAATATTCTCTTGAACATTTTCTTCAGCTTGGTTAAGTTGTTCGTCTTGAACAATATAAACTTTTGCTATGTTTCCAAATCTTTGTGGTAATGATATTGCTCTTATCATATAATCTTCTTTTGTAACTGCTCTACTTTGTGCTTGAAAATAAGCAAGTGCATTATTTTTTACTTCTATTAATGATTCACCTGACCTACCACCACCAGCGGGATCGGGATTATTAACTGCTACAGAATCTTTTGTTTGTTGAACTGTAGCTGCAGTTAATGAAGTCTCATCGATGTCATATGTAATATCACTTATATTTTTAATATCATTCGCTGGAACATTATCTTCTATTCCACCACCAACTGTATACTTTATTGTTAGTGTTGTATTAGATGGTGCTAATCCATAAGTTCTTGTATTTAAAAAGTTTGCGGGATCGAATGCAGTATCTAACTTACTAATACCACTTGCTAATGATGAACCAACTCTATCTGGATTTGGAATAATCTCTTCATCAGGATTATCTGAAACACCTGCTCCAAATCTCATTTCAGTTCTATTATCATCTCTAATAAAAGGTGTAAATCTTCGTGGTGTCTTTCTTAACTTTAATAGGTAAGGTGTCGTATCATTATATTGTGTTAAATCTGAATCGTTTGCTGATGTATTCTCTACTTCATCAAATATTGTATCTTGTGCTAAGAAAGGAACTTCATACCAACTATTACCATCACTATCTACACATGATAAAATCTCTATAACATTTGGATTACCTAATACTACTTTATCATATTTGACTGCGGAAGTAAAACTAATCAACTCTTCTTTTACTTCACCACTAATTGCTCTAACTCTTTTCTTTAACAAATATTTTGTAGGAACATTAGAATCTGTTTCAAAAATAGAAACTGTGGTTGGGTCAAATGAACTTGAATATTTAAAGTTTACATTATCCATAAACCTAAAAGTTTTTCCTGTAGTTGTTGATTTTACTTTTGTTGCATCAGTAACACTTAAAGCATAATTCATATTAGGTCTTGTAGAATCTCCTGTTCCTGTAGCAGGTACAGTTTGGTAAACATCTAATACAGTTGAAGCAGGATAACTAACTTTTGGTTTGTATCCTAAAGATTGTGCTATATTATAAATTGTTCTTTTTTCTTCAGCGTATGCTAAAATAGATTCTTTAAATTGACTGTCTACATAATAAGAAAGAACATCACCAATATAGGCTGCCATTTCAATAAACATCATGCCAGGAGAAGACTCGTTAAAATCTGTATATGTATTTGGAAAATATGTTTTTGCATATTCTATTAAATCATTTCTAAATCCCTCAAAGTCTTTATTTAAATATTTGACTTCTTTAGATACATCTTTTATTGGGCCTGTTGTGTTTGTAGGCATTTACTATCTCCTATCCTGTACTATTAAAATCTAAGGTTATTTGGTTTGTAGCACCAGGTGTAGTTGCTACTGAAAAATCTATTGTTACATTTAATCTATTTGGATTTGTAGCATCAACACTTGTAATAAGTTCATTTATAGTTATATAAGGTAACCACTTCTCAACTGCTTCATTTATCACTTTTTCAATTAATGCATCATCTTTAAACTCAAAAACAACTGATAATAACCTTGAACCAAATTCAGGTTGCATTGGTCTTTCACCTAAATTAGTTAGTAACAAATTTCTCAAATTATGTGGAGCTTGTTCTTCAATAGTTTTAGTTCTATTAAAAAAACGGCTACCGACAAATCCAAGTGGAAATGATAAACCAACGCTTACATCAGGATTTAAATTATTTTCAATTGTGGATGCCATTATTTACCTTTGTTGATTGCTTTCATTAAATCAGAATAATCTCTTGTAAGTGCGTTAACAACTCCATCTCCTACTTGATCAGGAGTTACACCTTTTTCAGCTAAAGTTTGTGCTGCTACTCTATCTCTTTTTAGTTCAGGACTTGCCATATCACCATAACCTAAAACGTCTGCCATATTACCTGATGTGTATTGTTTGCCACCCATATCAGGATATTCTTCTTGTGATCCTTTTGTCAAACCAACTGTTTCATTTAATATGTCATTCAATGATTTATTATCTTTAGTATAAGTAATTTTTTTCTTAGGTTTGATTTTTGATTTTTTTCTAATAGGTTGCTTTATCTGTCTTTCAGATATAGTTTTTCTCTCACTAATAAGTATCTTACCTACTTCTTTTTTTACTTCTTCTCTAATCAGTTTTCTTATAACTTTTATAAGGTTTTTTGTAGTCATCCTTATTACCTCTTATTTTGTTTATTCAATTTCTACCACTCTACTAAGTAAAGTTGGTAATTTAAATTTTGTATCTAATTGCTTAAAAATATTTGCTGATACATTTGCTACTACTTGTGCCGCTTGTTGTGATTGTAATCCAACCGCCGAAGGTCCACCCACAGCTACTGGTAATCCTGATGATACTGCACCAGCTAATTGATTAACGCCAGTTGTTAAAGTTCTCATTATATCTATCATATCCTCTAACACTTCTCTTAATTCTGTTCCTCTCACAGCTGGTGATACTTGAATATCTTTTCCTCTTGGTGCAACTACAACACCATCTCTAATTACAGGTTGAAGTTTTCCAGCTCTTCTTATATCTTCACCTTCAACTGGTCCAAGTAATTTTATTTTATTCGCACGAACCAATGTTCTACCACTATCTCCACGAACTGTAACATTAGAAGTATTTAAATTTATATTTTTAGTTTTATCTCTTCTACCAACTGATATGGTAGGACTATATAAATCTAATCTTTGTTTAGCTGATACACTAAAAACATCTAATGTTGATAAATCTATAGGTCCATTACTAAAACCAAGAATACCATCTTCCTTACTATTAAATATCAGTCTACCTGAATTAAGAATAATTTGTTTACCATCAAATACTTCAGGTGCTACACTTGATGGGTATATGTTTGGATCCTCTAATGTTGCAGGTGTTAATGAAACTACTTCATCTGTAGTCATCCACATGGAAGAACCATCTGAGTTTATATTTTCTTCTACTCCTGCAGCTATCGGTTTAGTATTAAGTTCTTCTACTAAACTCTCTTCACCAAACTTTGTAACATCTTGTAATTGTCCTGCTCTTAATTTTATATTTGGTGAATCTTGTAAACTATTTTTTATATTACTACCTAAACGAATTGAGTTACCAAATCTACCATTTAGTATAACACTACCCTCTTCAGGAATAACTTGTCTAAAATTAAAATTAGGTAAAAACTTATCACCTAAAGTTCTTACTTGATTTGCACTTTTATTTTCTACTATGCCAGTATTATCTTGTTCAATAGTCTCATTACTAGTAATACTTTTATTTATTTTTTGAAATCTTCTATCATATCCCTGATAGGAAGAATTATTAGGACTATTAAAAACATTTACTTGTGGTGTGTAATAGTAATGTCCAAAAAATCTTTGAATCAAAACATATTCACCCTCTACAGGAACTTGCTTTAAATTTGGATTTAAAGATTTAGCAGGTAATCCTGAACTTTTCCCCTTACCACTTATATTTTTAAATTCTATACCACCAAGCAATTCATATTTTGGAACTCCATCATTATCTTTTGGTAAATCATTTTCTGTTACGTAAACTTTTTTTACTTCAGCTAACTCATGTACATTATCAGAAAAAACATCATTTATCTCTGCAATTAGTAGAGTTAAAGTATTTCTAAGATGATTATCAACATCTTTTACTGATGTGAATCCGCTAACGTTTGTTTTTATGGACTTTAGTTGTATTTTATTAGCCATATTAATTTTCTGGTGATTTAAAATCCTCTGTGATATTGTCAGAATACTTTTGAACATCTTCTGCAGTTTCTTCTACTGCTTTCATTAGTTGTTCTTTTTCTGAATCTGATAATCCATACGATTCTTCCGAGCCACCTTTTGATTCGGAAGCAACTAACCTTTGAACGATTGCTGCTATTTTAACTAACTGGTCATCATTCTTTACATTGATTTCAAGATATTCTTTTAACATAGGAACTATTTGAACTGCACTATCCCCATCCTTGATAAATGATACAAGTTCTCTTGTTAAAACATCTAATTGTTGTCTATTTTTTTCAGTATTGTCGTAAATGTCTTTGAATACATCAGATAGAGATTTACCCTCAAATACTTCATAATCTGTAGCCATATAAACTCCGTAATATTGATAGTTAAGCTTTTTTGATTTAAATTTGTTTTGAATGGTTTCCTTATATAAATATAGAAATATTTTGTTTTAGATAGTTATTAATGAGGTTGCTTTGTTTCACGACATAGTAGCCTTTTTTGTTAACTAACGGGAGAAAACCAATGAAGGAAATCGTAACAATGGTAAAAGGCTATGTAGATGACTTAGCTCATTTAATGATGTCTTTTATAGCTATTGGTGCAGTATCCGAAGTAATATTCGGTACTGGCATCTTTGGTGTTAATGTTATAGGTAACCTGACAACCATCATAAACAGTTTCGGCGAATCTGGCTTCGCTGGGCTAGTCGCATTGTTGGTGTTGGTGGGTTTATTTCGAAAGTAGGACCGAAATAGTCTTATGCTTCCTACGAGTATAGGACACGAAAAAAGGGAAGTTTATCTTCCCTTTTTTTGTTTTTATGAGCGAGTGGACAGAATCGAACTGACAGCATCAGCTTGGAAGGCTGAGGTATTACCACTATACGACACTCGCAGGGCCAGAGACAGGATTCGAACCTGCGACATTCTCATTACAAGTGAGATGCTCTACCAACTGAGCTACTCTGGCAAGTGGAGCTGATAGGGATCGAACCTACTACCTCCGCAGTGCAAGTGCGGCGCTCTCCCAAATGAGCTACAGCCCCCATAGTACTTAGTACTTCGATGAAAAGATTTTCTTAGCACCATCCATTACACGTGTAAAGAAACTAAACTCTTTTT